GCTATTCTCGGCGGTAGTTGCCGCAATGGTGGCGTACCTCAGGGAAGAATAACAGGGTTTTCAGGTCCTAGTCAAACAGGTAAGACCTTTATTGTCAATAAGATTCTTGCTACTGCACAGAAGAAAGGATTAACACCCGTCATATTTGATACTGAGATTGCCATTGATGAGAATAGCACAAAGGGTGTCGGGTTAAATCCAGAAACTACAAAATATGTACCGGTAGACACTATTGATCAGTGCCGTAATCAGATTGGTGCGTTTCTTGATAGCGTAATAGAAAACAATGCCAAAGGTAAATTTATTATTAGTATTGACAGCCTCGGCAACCTTGCTTCACAGAAGGAGCTGGATGACGTAGCAAAGGATAAATCAGCATCTGATATGGGACTACGAGCTAAATCGCTCAAGAGCATGTTCCGTACGCTGACGTTTAAAGCGGCTAAGGCCGGAGTTACGATTTTGTTCACCAACCATACATATGAGGATCCCGCTTCAATGTTCCCTAGTCTTGTAAAGAATCAAGCTGGAGGCTCAGGCCCCGTCTATATGGCCAGTATTCTTGTACAGCTTGCAAAACGTCATGAGAAGGAAGGTGAGGGTGATTCAATGGATACTGATGATAAGAAGCTTTCAGAAGCAAATAAATATTCCGGTACAACTCTTAGAGCATTAACTGTTAAGAATCGCTTTCTTCCTCCGTTTTTAGAAACAGAAATGTACCTTTCCTTTAAGACTGGTCTCAACAAGTATAGCGGGTTGCTTGGTATGGCAGCTGCAAGAGGTATTGTTGAGCAAAGTGGGGCAACATATACAGTTGGTATAACATGCGGTAAGTATAAAAAGGGTGATAAACTGGGTTATGCAAAGACTTTTGCTAAAGATCCTGCTTTCTACGAGGAATTTATTATTCCAGAACTCGACAAGCGCTTAGCTAACGAATACAAATACAACGCAAATGAAGCGCAAAGCGAAGAAGAACCCATCGCTTAAAGCAGTAGTTCCTATTTCTGGTGGAATGGACAGTTGTGTACTGTTACATTTAGCTGCTAGTAGGTATGATAAAATAATTGCAGTTAATTATGACTACGGGCAGAAGCACCGTGATAAAGAAATAAACTGCGCGTCATTTCAGATTGAATCGATTGATATACCGGTCGATAGTCAACACATAAAATTACCGTTTTTTAAAGATATCTGTCAAGTATCTTCGCTTCTTAACAACAAGGTCGCAGTAGCTAAGGCTAAAGATGTAATGGGTGATCCTCAGACAGTAAACTACGTTCCATATAGAAACTTAATGCTTCTTAGTATTTCACTTGCAATAGCAGAGAACTACGGGGCTAGCACTGTTTTTCATGGGGCCGCACAAGCCGATAGCGTTGCAGGGTTCTGGGATGGAAGCGAAGAATTCTTAGAGCAAATTAATAATGTATCAGCTTTGAATCGTAGAAACAAAATTGCAGTTGAAGCGCCATTAATTGATAAATCAAAGGAAGAAATAATTAAACTCGGTATTAAACTTAATGTAGATTTTAGTCAAACCTGGACTTGCTATGAGGGAGAAGAACAGGCTTGTGGTGAATGTACTGCGTGCTCTTTGCGCATTAAAGGCTTTATAGATTCAGGGTATATAGACCCAATTTCATATAAAATTACGATACCTTGGAAGAAGTATAACTGTAAGCCTATTGATCACCGTAACTAAAGCTACCAGGGTCACGACCAACTCTTCCGGGCAATGCACCCATATTTCTTAATTCGCCTGTTACATCATCATCTTCTGGGATATCATCAACAGTAGGTGATTCTCCTGTACCTTCACCTTCCTTTGCTTCACTTGCAGGGGTGTAACTATTTTTAAATTTAAGTGATTCAATAAAGTCTCTAATTAATTCTTTATCTTTTGCCTTGGCATCATCATAAGCACGTCTTGTTGCTTCAATTACTTCATTTTCAAGTTCTGGTGAGTCATATAAATCACCTTTTTCAATTTTTATTTCGTCAGGCAGCTCTACGAAAATTGGCATGAACTCCTTAATAAATTTAGTTAACGGATTTTTTAAATATGTGTTAGATTTAGCAGTAACATCTAGAGGTGAACCATCCGGTGACTCTGCACCGGTAACAGCTTGATCCTTCATTCCCGATACAACAGCTTGCTTAACTTTAACTGGTGTTGTGTTAACACCACCTTCTGCATCTACTCTTACAACATTAAGAAGATTATCAATAACACGAGCGGTATATTTAGCTTCTGTACCACCGAGCTTTAATTCTGACTTAATTAAATTTTCTAAATCTGTGCGAAATTTCATTTTGCTGCCTGGATAGAAAAGCTGGTACTCTGTACCATCAACTATATGGGAGCTTGGCTTAAAAAGCTTTGTTTTTATAGCAGCTAGCAAGTTATTTGCCACATCTGCCTTAGTCTTACCCTCTCTAGCTGCAGCTTTGCCAACGCCATAACCACCGCCTGGTGCTTTTTCAATATCTCCTGTATAGCTCATATCTCCCATGCCATAAATAGGGGCTTCCGAAAGTACATTCTTTTTCTTTAGATACGCTTCAAATATAAGACTACAGTCATTATTCATCTTGAATTATTTATTCTTATACATATAATAATTAGGAGGTATAAGACATATTTGCGGCATATTTGGCTCTAAAGACTTTACACGGTATATAAAGCTTTATGATAGTAATAAGAAGAGAGGTACATTCTCTTATGGTGGGCTATTGATCGATACAAAGATACACGCCTTACTCAAAAGCCCTGGAAAAGCTTCTTTGACAAAGAAGATGATAATAGAGTACGGTAAAAAGAAGAAAAGCATTACCGACTTTAGTTATTTTCTCGGACACACACAAGCCCCTACATCAGCAAAAAGAGATTTTTCACCTAAAACATCACACCCCTTTCAGTATAAGAACTGGATTATTGCACATAACGGAGTCTTAACGAATGATAAAATTGTAAGAAAAACTATCGTTGATAAGAGATCTTTTAATGTTGTGGATTCGTCAGTTATTGCACCTCTCATCCATCAAATGCAAACCGAGTGTAAAGATGAGGTAACTGCGATCGCTCGTACGCTCTCTTGCTTACAAGGTACATTTGGTTTATGGATGTATAATCAGAAAACCGGTCACATATACATTGCACGCTCTGGAAGTACTGTATATGCTGACTTTTTAAATAACGAGTTTTCGTCACTAACAGAAAAAGGATTTGTTGCTCTCGAGGAAGGGTTAATTTACCTATTAACACCTGAAGGTATTACTTCAGTTGGTCGCTTTAAACCGAACTCACCTTTTTTTACACCATGAAAATAGCTTTTTATTTCTGTACCCGAAGTGCCCGGGCAGAAGATACAATAACTTTTAAATCCCTTTCAAGAATTAAAGAAAAAAATAATGATTTTGATATTTTTTATAAGACAAATAATACTGATGGGTTAAGTAAAAATTATAATCAAATTCTTAATAAGCATCAAAGTAATTACGATTATATTGCTTTTATTCACGACGATGTATATGTTGATGATTTTAATATATGTGACAAATTAGCTAAAGCGCACGAGCAGTTTGATATTGTTGGGCTAGCGGGTGGTATTAATCCTAGAATTACTAAACATGCTTTATGGCATATTATGTGCGGCGGTTTTAATAGCGGTAACCTACGAGGTGCAGTAGCACACTATATAAATGAAACACAATTTTATATGACAAGTTTCGGTGTTACACCCGCGCGTGTTGCCATACTCGATGGTCTTTTTTTAAGCGTTTCAACTGCATCAGCTATGAAATCAAATTGGAAATTTAATGAAAATTATTCTTTTCATCATTATGATATAGCCAGCTGTATTGATGCAAATAAAAAGAAATTAAAGCTTGGCGTGTATCCAATATGGACGATACATAAATCGCCAGGCCTTTTAGATCCTGCCAGTAAAACGTTTCTCGAAAATCAAGAAAAGTTTATTGAAGAATATAGTTCTAATTGATAATCTTTAAAAAGCACTTATAATAAGCTTTGTATGGCTAAGCTCGATTTAGATTATTTTGAAACAATTATAGCTTACAAATCACTAACCGATGAAATGTATCTCGGTTCTATAGTAGATCATATTAAGCCTTTATTTTTTAAGAACAAAGATATTAAAGCTATTTTTAATATTATCCGCGATTTTTATGAAAAGAGAGGCACTAAACCTTCTATTACTGAAATTAAAACACATCTTATAACAGATGAATTAAAAGCTTCCCTCAAAAACGTTGTTGCCCTTTTTGCAAACGTAGAAAAGAATTTTAATAATGATGAGCTTCTGGCTAACACCGAACAGTTTTTAAAAGAAAAAGGCGTTTATCATACCATGATGGATGTTGTTGAAGATATTAACAAAAGTGAAGTCGATACCTCTAAAATTCTAGATAAGTTTGAAAAAGCTTGTAGTGTTAGCTTAGTTACTGATGTGGGGTTAGATTTATTCGACGACATCGACAAGGTTATTGCTGACCTTAATTCTAATGAAAAATATATACCTTCCGGGTGGAAATGGCTTGATGAAAAGATCGGCGGAGGGTTTTTAGAAGACGGAAGAGCCTTATATCTTTTTGCAGGTGAAACGAATATTGGTAAGAGTATATTCTTAGGCAATATTGCTACTAACATCGCTAAACAGGGCAAGACCGTTTTATTAGTTTCGCTTGAAATGCCTGAGCTCATTTATGCAAAACGACTCGCGTCAAGCGTATCTAAAATACCGCTATCACAATTAAAAATAGAATCTGATACTTTAAAGAATCAGATTACGGAATATTGCGTAGAGAACCCTACTTCTAAGATTATTATTAAAGAATTTCCACCTGCTACAATTACTGCAAACCATTTAAAGGCTTACGTTAAAAAACTTATTCAAAAGGGTATTAAGATAGATGCTATTGTTCTCGATTATGTTAATTTGCTCAATTCTACTATGGGTGATAGTAGTTATGAAAGAATTAAAATCTGTACCGAGCAGCTTCGAGCGCTCACATATGCATTTAGCTGCCCTATTATTTCTGCTACACAGCTTAACCGCGATGGCTATGAAATAACTGACCCTGGTCTCAAGACAATCTCTGAAAGTATTGGACTTGCTATGACCGGTGACGTTATTTTAAGTATATGGCAGGAAGATACTGACAAAGAACTAGGCGTAATTAAGATGGGATTTATGAAGAACAGATTCGGGCCTAATTTCGGTCATTGCTCAATGAGAATTGACTATTCTACTCTATCGATTACAGAGGATGAGCATATTAACGATACGGAGGGAAGCACGTCAACAATTAATACACTTTCTAAGTTATCCTTGTAAGTGATGGATTTATCATTATCGGTCAATAATTAGATTTGACTGTGAAACTATGCGATCCATCTGAACAACTAACGGTATTTGAGCAAAATCACTTGTTCCTTTCATTTTGTTCATTTGTGTCGTTAAACCATACAAAAAAACTTAACTTAGCTAACGTATTTATTTGTTTACTAAAAGATAAAAATTTACGGGATATGTTTAAAAGCTACTGTGATCATAAAAATGACTACTCTGCCATTAAATTTTTCTTGCAATTTGACTCTAGCTTATATAAAAGTAAATACGTCATGAAGTTTTTAAACAGTAAAAAGAACGGAGTATTATTTGAAAAAGATTAACGCTAAAGTAAATTTAGATCCTAAGAAAAGCACAGATAAGGCTTATTTTGACAGAGCGTGGAAAAAATTTAATAGTGAATTTTTCAAATCTGGAGTTATTGACGATCTTCGACTAAGACGTTGCTACTACAAACCCAGCGCACTACGAAAAGTAAAGAAACAACTTACACGTAACAAGTGGAAGTTTTATTGATGTCAGAATACGAAAAATTCATTTACAATACATATTTAAAAGTTTTTCGATCAAGTAACAATCAACCCTACAGGTTGAGAAAGGACTTTAATGGTATTGACGATAAGACGTTTATATGTATAAAGAAGCTCTCATCATTTTTTAAGCGCTTTCCACATATTAATATTGAAGATTTTTTTCGCGCTCCTTATTTACTTTATCCTGACGAAAAGCATTTCTCTCTAGATTACTACACGACACTTAAAGCTACAAAGTCCTATACATTAGCGCAAAAGAAGAAGATTAATTCTGATCC